GAGTTAACAAACGGTGGACCTATTTACGGATTTGATATTATTGCAGGAGAGAAAAAAGTTACTGGTGCATTCCACGACTTTTCTCCACTTCTTAAAAAAGAACATCCGTTAACACGTTGGTTTTTAGAAGAAACTAAATGGTTTAAACCGAGTAAAGAGAGAGAATTACCAGATTGGGCAAAGGCTATCTTTAGCGGAGGTATGATAGCCGCTGGTAACGTTACTGAAGAAAAAGAATTAAATCAGATATGTACTTTAGCAGTATCAAATTTAAATTCATATATTGACAAAATAGGTGATTTTAATGGTGATTCTGATAGAGATGAAGTCATAAAGGCACAAAATTATTATTGCGAACATCAACAAAAAAACCCACATACGCCAAGAGTTATGCAATCACTAGGGTTACCTGAAGACGATATTAAAGTCTTTTGTAGTGATAATCTCTTTCCTATCATTAAATAATTCTTATAAATAGTAGTAAACTAAGGATTTAAAATGGCAGAACCAGCAACAAGAGAAACACTAAAACAATATGCTTTAAGAGCATTAGGTAAGCCAGTCATTGAAATTAACGTAGATGACGACCAATTAGAAGACAGAATTGACGAGGCAGTACAGTATTTTCAACAGTATCATTATGATGGTATTAGAAGAACATATTTAAAGTACAAATTAACTGCTGCTGACAAAACTCGTTTAGCAGCTATCAATGGTTCAACTGAAACTGCCACAGATAGTGTATCAGGTAATTCATCAACTTGGTATGAAGATAATAATTATCTTGTTGTACCGTCAAGTATTATTTCAGTAATTAATATTTTTCCTTTTTCAGATAAAGGTAATTTAAACTTATTTGATGTAAGATACCAATTAAGATTAAATGACTTGTATGATTTTTCTTCTACGTCTGTAATTAATTATGATATTGTATTAAGACATTTAGACTTTTTAGATCACATATTAGTCGGTGAAAAACCATTAAGATTTAATCAACACGATAATAGATTATACATTGATATGGATTGGACTAACGATTTACAAACAGATGAGTACCTTGTTATTGAGGCATATCGTAAGTTAGATCCTTCTGCTTATACGGATGTATGGAATGACATTTATTTAAAAAGATACACAACCGCTTTATTTAAAAAACAATGGGGTGCTAATCTATCTAAATTTAACGGTGTTGCAATGGTTGGTGGTGTTACATTAAACGGTCAACAAATATATTCAGAAGCACTACAAGATATTGAAAAATTAGAAAACGAAATTAGAACAACATTTGAATTAAATCCTGCAATGATGATAGGATAATGCTATGCCAATTAATCATTACTTTCAAGGTGGCAACGGCATCGGTAACCAAAACGAAAAAAGACTTTACGAAGATTTAATTGTTGAAGGTCTTAAAATCTACGGCCACGATGTCTATTATCTACCACGTACTTTAGTCAATAGAGATTTAATCTTAGGAGAAGATACAACTTCTCGTTTTGATGATTCTTGGTTGATTGAAATGTACATTGAATCAACTGAAGGATTTGCTGGTTCACAAGAATTAATATCTAAATTTGGATTAGAGATTAGAGAAGACACTACATTTATGGTGTCTAAAAGAAGTTGGGATTATCACGTAGGTCAAAAAGATAGTTTGATTGCTACAGGTAGACCAAATGAGGGTGATATAATTTACTATCCTCTTATGAACAGTTTTTTTGAAATTCAATTTGTTGAAGATCAGGAACCTTTCTTTGCATTAGGACAATTACCAGTTTACAAATTAAGAGTAACACGTTGGGAGTACAGTTCGGAAGAATTAAATACTGGATTAAATACAATTGATGACGCAGAAACAAAATACACATTAGATACATTAGACTATAAAGTATCTTTAGAATCAGGTACAGTAGCAGATACAGGTGAAGGTTCATTACGATTAGAACAAGACTATGCTACTGGTGAACCTGCTTTCTTCTTAAATGAGGACTATGTTGCTTCTGTGCTTCAAACTCAATCATCTTATGCTTCAAATACAGATTTAGATACTGAAGCAGGATTTGATACTGCGTCAGCATTAGATGACATATTAGATTTTACTGAAAGAAACCCATTTGGAGATGAGGACAGTTAATGTTAGGAAATAGATTTTATAATCAAGGATTTAGAAAACTTATTATTGCGTTTGGTCAAATCTTTAATAATGTAGTTATTCAAAGAACAAATAGTACAGGTGGTGTAACTGCTAGAATTAAAGTGCCACTTGCATATGCACCAAAAGAAAAGTTTTTAGTTAGATTAGATCAACAATCAAATTTAGAAAGTAGAGAATTTGCAACTACATTACCTCGTATGGGATTTGAAATTACAGGTCTTGCATATGATCCTAGTAGAAAATTAACACGAGTACAAAAATATTCTAAAGTTAAATCAGGTGAGAGTGGTGAAAAAATGAATTACAATTATACACCTGTGCCGTATAATATCACTATGAATTTATATGTGTTTACTGCTACTGCTGAAGATGGATTACAAATCATAGAACAAATATTACCATACTTTCAACCAGACTATACTGTAACAGTAAATGTAGTTCCTGATTTAGGAATTAAAAGAGATATACCTATTGTATTAGGAAATATAGGTTATGAAGATACTTATGATGGTTCATTTACACAAAGACGTGCTGTAATTTATACATTATCATTTACAGCAAAAACTTATCTATTTGGTCCAATGAGCAATCAAGGTGTTATTAAAACAGTACAAGCAGATATTGGTACTGATACTGATTCACCATTAACAAGAGAAGAAAGAATTGTGATTGTACCTAATCCATCAAGTGCTGACGCAGATGATGATTTTGGATTTACAACTACAATTAGTTTTTTTAATGATGGAAAACGATATGATCCAGAAACAGGAAATGATACATAATGAGTAAATTAGAAGATAGAGTCAATGAAATATTAGGTGTAGAATCTAAACCACCTGTAGAACAAAAAGAATTTAAACCTTTAGTTGCTCGTGTTGAAGAAAAAGACAAAGGTGATGTAGATAATGATTACAAGTATAGTAGAGAGAATTACTATAATCTAATTGAAAGAGGACAAGAGGCAATACAAGGTATATTAGATATTGCAAAAGAAGGACAACATCCTCGTGCATATGAAGTTGCAGGACAGTTAATAGGTCAAGTTGCTACAACTGTAGATAAATTACAAGACTTGCAAAAAAAATTAAAAGACTTAAAAGAAGTTCCTAATAAAACAAGTGCGAATATAAAAAATGCTCTTTTTGTTGGTTCTACAGCAGAATTACAAAAAATGTTGAAACAAAATGATGATAAAACAAAAACTATTACACCTGAAGAAACAGATAAGTAATCTGTACACAATTAGTTAAGGAAATTATTGTAATGAGTAATGATGCATATTTAGGAAATCCTAATCTTAAAAAAGTAAATACACCACAAGAATATACTGCTGAACAAATTGCAGAATTTAAAAAGTGTGCAGATGATCCTATTTACTTTATGGAAAAATATATTAGAATTGTATCATTAGATGAAGGTCTTGTGCCTTTTAAAATGTATAACTTTCAAAAGAAGATTGTAGATACTATTCATAATAATAGATTTACTATTTGTAAACTACCAAGACAGTCAGGTAAATCAACAACAACAATTTCTTATTTAATGCATTTCGCATTATTTAATCCTAATTCTAATATTGCTATATTAGCAAACAAATCATCTACTGCTAGAGATATATTAGGACGTTTACAACTTGCATATGAAAATTTACCTAAATGGTTACAACAAGGTGTTATAAACTGGAACAAAGGTTCAATAGAGTTAGAAAACAAATCTCAAATTATTGCTGCTGCTACTTCTTCATCTGCTATTCGAGGAGGTTCATATAACATTATATTCTTAGACGAGTTTGCTTTCGTACCTACAAATATTGCCGAATCATTTTTTAGTTCGGTATATCCTACTATCTCTGCTGGTAAAAATACAAAGATGATTATTGTATCTACACCTTATGGTATGAATCAGTTTTACAAATTATGGACAGACGCAGAAACAAAAAGAAATGATTATGTTCCTATTGAAGTACATTGGTCAGAGGTACCTGGAAGAGATGAAGAATGGAAAGAACAAACAATTAGAAATACCTCACCTGAACAATTCCAACAAGAGTTTGAATGTGAATTTTTAGGTTCAGTTAATACGCTTATATCACCAGCAAAAATAAAAACAATACCGTATTTTGAACCTATAAAATCAGCAGGTAGTGTAGATCAATTTGAAGAACCTATTAAAGATCATACTTATGTAATTACAGTTGACGTTGCAAGAGGAGTTGATAAAGACTATTCTGCTTTTGTTGTCTTTGACGTTACACAAATGCCATTTAAGGTTGTTGCATTATATAAAAACAACGAAGTTAAACCATTTATTTTTCCTAATATAATTAGTGAGATTGCATTAAGATATAATCAAGCACATATATTAGTAGAAGTCAATGACATAGGTCAACAAATATCAGAAGCACTGAACTTTGAAATAGAGTATCCTAATCTTATGATGTGTACACAAAAGGGTCGAGCAGGACAGATACTTGGTGCAATGTATAGTGGTCGTGGTTCGTCTTTAGGTGTTCGTATGACTAAACAGATCAAAAGAGTAGGTTGTGCTAATTTAAAGACGTTAATAGAGGGAGATAAACTTTTAACTAGTTCTTTTAAGATTATACAGGAGATGTCAACTTTTGCTAAAAGAGGTCAATCTTGGCAGGCTGAAGACGGTGCAAATGATGATTTAATGATGTGTTTAGTTATCTTTGGTTGGGTATCAAATCAAGGTTATTTTAAAGAATTGACTAATCAAAATGCACGTCAGCAAATGTATGTGGAACAACAGAAATTAATAGAAGAAGATATGGCACCTTTTGGGTTTATAGATAATGGTATCAATACAGATCCAATGAATGAAGATATAGTTGATGAATACGGAACAAGGTGGGTTCCTGTTGTACGTAAAGACCATTAGTACAATTTATAGTAATTATAAATAGAAGTAATAATGAAATTTGACTATGGGCGTAAGAAAACTTACGATAAATGAATTTATATGTATAAAATAATTAGCTAATTAGAGGAGAAAACTATGGCATTTCAAGTATCACCTGGTGTTCTCGTACAGGAAAAAGATTTAACAAGAATCATTCCTGCTGTATCAACTTCTATTGGTGCCTTTGCTGGTTCATTCAACCAAGGTCCTGTAGATGAGATAATATCTATTTCTAGTGAACAAGAACTTGTAAATACGTTTGGTAAACCTGATTCAAGTAACTTTGAATACTTTTTCAGTGCTGCTAACTTCTTACAATATTCTAATGCATTACGAGTAGTACGAGCTACGCAAACAAGTCAACTAAACGCAACTTCTGATGGAAGTGGTTTACTTGTTAAGAATACACAAGATTATGAAGACAATTACGCCAACGGTTCTGCTAGTGTCGGAACTTTTGCTGCTAGATCACCTGGCGCTTGGGGTAATAGTATATTAGTTGCAACTTGTCCAAGTGCAAGTGCATACGAACAAACACTATCAACATCACAACAAGCTGATGGAGGCGCCGCTGTTGGTGCAACATCTGTTGCTGTTGACTCAGATGCTACAACTTATTTAAACGTAGGTGACATTGTTGAGTTTTCATCAACTGCAGGTGCTACTGATTTCACTGTCGGTGAAAAATATAGAGTAACTTCAGTTGCTGCTACTTCAATTGATATCGTTCAACATCCTAGAGGTGCTGGAGGATTAATTACTGCTGTTGTAGATGATGCAAGAATAAAAAGAAGATGGAGATATTATGATTTAGTTGACGGTGCTCCTGGCACTTCAACTTATGTTTCAGCTAGATCAGGTTCTAATGATGAAATACACGTAATCGTAATTGACGAAGACGGTGGAATTTCAGGAGTACCTGGTACAGTTTTAGAAACATACTCAAAAGTATCTAAAGCTTCAGACGCAAAATCACCACAAGGAGATGTTAACTACTATCCAACTGTAATTCAAAACAAATCAAATTACATTTTTTGGATGGATCATCAATCAACTGATAATACAGGTTGGGGATCTGTAGCTGCAAATCAATCATTTGCCGCTGCTGCTACACCATTATCTGTATCTTTAGATGGTGGTGCTAATGGTTCTACTGTAACTGACGGTGAGTTAAAAACTGCTTATGAAAAATTTGCAGACGCTGACACAGTTGATGTAGGATTAATTATCGCTGGTCCTAGTGGATCAACAACACACGTTGACAATCTAATCACAATTGCAGAAAATAGAAAAGATGCAATTGTATTTGCTTCTCCACAAAGAAGTGATGTTGTTAATATCTCAAACTCAAATACACAAAAAGATAACATAATTGATTTCTTTGATTCAGTACGTTCTTCTTCATATGTTGTATTTGATAGTGGTTACAAATACTGTTACGACAGATACAATGACGTATATAGATTTGTACCTTTGAACGGAGATATTGCTGGATTAGCTGCAAGAACAGACATAGTTGCGGACTCTTGGTATTCACCTGCTGGATACAATCGAGGAGTAATTAGAGGCGCTGCTAAACTTGCTTTCAATCCTACAAAATCACAAAGAGATGAGTTATATCCAAAAAGAGTTAATCCAGTTGCTACCTTCCCAGGTCAAGGAACTGTATTATTCGGAGACAAAACTGGATTATCTTCTCCAAGTGCTTTTGATAGAATCAACGTAAGAAGACTGTTTATTGTATTAGAAAAGGCGATTGCAACTGCTTCTAAATTTCAATTGTTTGAGTTCAATGATGAATTTACACGAGCAAACTTTAGAAACATTGTAGAACCTTTCCTAAGAGAAGTACAAGGTCGAAGAGGTATCACAGACTTTTTAGTAGTGTGTGAT